GCAGCTTGCAAGCACCTACGCGAGGATTTACACCGTCTTCGTTAGCGTAATTGACAAGGTTTCGAAGTACTGACATCAAGAGGCCTTGATCCATACAAAGCATTTCTTCGTAGTGCTTTTGAGTGATATCGACAAACTCGCATCGTGCTTGTGGCCTTTTAGCCATACGAGCCATGTGAGCAAGACCTTCTTTGATGTCTTTTTGAGAGATGTTAGCAAACGTTTTCATTGTGTGTTGTTTATTGATACATGGCTAATATACGAAAACCTGGTTAACCTGAAAATCTAAAATGTTAAAAAGTGTTAAAATACCTCAAATTGTGAGGCGAATATATCTAAGTATATGAGCATGTACAAGCTAAACGTAAAGGGCCAACAGTTCGACATCAGAGAGGACTACACCATCGAGGAGTGGATGAACTTACAGCGATGGGACCCTCAGATCGAAGAGAACTGGGCTCGACTCTTGAGCGAAGCCACAGGCATGTCGTTAGACCAAGCCAAAGAGATACCGATGGAGACTATGCAAGTTGCCATAGGTCTCTTGATGGTCACACTTAGTCCAGATCACTCTGCACTACAAGACAACATAGACCAACATGGCCTCATAGACTTCGACCACATTACGTTCGGTCAGTTCGTAGACTTAGAGGTACTGCTGAGCCGTGATCCACGCAAGACACTCGACCAGATGATAGCAGTACTTTATAGTGCCAAAGAAACAAGACACTGGCAACTCAAAGATACGTGGCCAGCGATACAGAAGTACTTAGTGTTCCGTAAGTCAGTGTATAATAACTACAAAGCCTTGTTTGAGATAGACGATCTAGATAATGGTACCCAAGAGGAACCAACAGACCAATCGCACGCGTGGTACGACATGATCATGGTACTCGCAGACGAAAAGTTCTTAAACATAGACACAGTAGTCGACAGACCTATGGTCGAAGCCTTCAACTTCTTAGCGTGGAAGAAAGACCAAGCTATCAAGATGGAGCAACAGTTACAGAAACAGAAACAACAACGAAGACGATGACATACCAACAAGTAGTTAACAGGTTACTAGAAATTATGAACAATCACTACCTCATCAACGAAGTGGGCTACGGTAACCTCAGTGACATACACACTCCAGACGACGAGCAGTCGCCAGACTATCCTTACGCATTCCTAAACCCGATTAACGTAATCGTAGGCGAGTACTCGTTCAACTCACAGTTCAACCTGATCCTTATGGACCAAGTTACAGACGGTGACACCACATCAGCTGAAGACATCAAGGTACAGTCTAACTGTCTCATGTACTTACAGGACATCATGAGCCACTTTAGACAGACCGACGACGATCGCAACCTCGATATCGAAGTCAACGTGACAGCTACACCGTTCAAGGAAAGGTTCGAGGACAACGTAGCTGGCGTTACAGCTCAAATCACTATCAACTCAATTACACCACTTGACGGCTGTGAGGCCGCTATGCCATGAGCGACTTCTTCGACACTGACGACCTACAAGACATGATCGATGAGATCAACGCGGTCGCAGAAGGCATTGAGATGGCTCCTGACATAGTCAGAGAAGTTTTAGAGTCATACCTACCTCTATGGCGTAGGTTAGCACCTATAAGCGATACTAAAACTAGAGGCGCATTACGTAGATCTATTAGAGTGGTAGCCTCAGGTGGCAATTACGGCATCTCTATGTTGAACTACGGTTGGTTTAACTTGTATGGCGTTAGACCTAATGCAAGGACACCTTTCAACACTCTCAGTAACCCACTAGCACCGCGTCGTCAGCCGATGCCTAGCCTACTTAAAGGTGACTTCTACCAATACTCTAACAGAAGGTTCGGTCTACCAGCTACAGTCTTTATGCCGCAGCTGCAGAGTGAGGAGAGCCTTTCAGATTTCGTCGACGAGATATTTAACATTATAGAACAAAGAATACTACAAGACTAATGGCTGCAGGACCACAACCCAATATACAGATACAAGCCTCACCGTCAGAGTGGAACAAGGCATTTGGCCCTAACGTGTTCACACTGTACAACGCAGGCTCAGGTACATTCTCGATCTACTACTTCGAGATATGGAACTACGACAACACAGTCAAGTTGGCTACCATGAGACAGAATAAGAACCTGTACGGTGTAGGCCACTTCGACGTGCAGAAGATACTTGCAAGTAACGTAGAGCCTCAGAGAGGTTTAGAGTCTACGAGCCAGTTGGCTACTGCACCTGACGAGATCCTAGAGTACAACGTCAAGTGTGGCTACATCTCAAACACAGATACTCCTGTTATTACAGCTGAGTCAGCTACTACCTACAAGGTTACGATGGGTCGCAAGCCCTTCAATGAGCTTGATTGGGACGAGACTCCATACATCTCTGATTGGAACAACGTAGGCACAGGTCTACACACCATCGCAGATCCTTGTGATTGGATGACTGACTGGAACTTCGACACTACCAAATCAGCTCTAACTGGCACTGTGCCAACAGAGTACAACCCAGCTGCGTACGTAAACGCCAAGGTCAGAAAGATTAGGTTCGACGAGCAGTACACACTATCTGCTATCAACTTGGTCAACGTCATAGGAGGCACTGACTTACAGTTAGGCTCTTTGAGAGTAGAATCTTACGACTCGTCAGACGTTCTACTAGACAACATAACCATAGATAACTTACAGACAAATGGAGGTGGACCAAACACAGCTAACTGCGGATCTGATGCGATTAATGACGAGTATTTGGCGATCACAGCTCAAGTCGGACCCGCTATGCTCGGTCTCGATACCAACACAGCGTACTACTACGTGTGGTTCTCACCACGCAACGACGTCAGTATCTTAGGCTGTCTCAATATAGGACCTTGCACTAACGTCTGGCGCTTCGATATCGATGCAGGCGAGTGTAACGACTTTACACCGATCCAACTTAGCTGGATGAACTCGTATGGCTTTAGGGACTACTTCACCTTCCAAAAGAGAAACGACAACTCTATCAACGTAACGAGAGACGAGTACTACGAGCTACCAGGCACGTGGAACTCAAACACATTCGACATCAACGAGTACGACAGAGGCAGACGCATCTTTAGCCAATCAGCTGAAGAGACTTGGACCTTACGTACTGGTTACCTCACAGACTTAGAGATGCAGTACCTCAAGAACCTAATCTTGAGTGCTGACGTCAACTATCACGTCGTCGGCGATAACGTAACATGGTACGCAGCAACCTTAGAGACTAACAGATGGATAGAGAGAACTTACAGAAAGGACAAGTTATTCCAACTAGAGGTTACCATTAAAGTTAGCAACAATACAACTACACAGAGAGGATGAACACAGTACAACTAGTAGTCAACGGAGTCTTTATCGACCTATACGATCAGGATCCTATCAAGCTGACTTACAGTATTGAAGACATAACCAATACTGAGACTAAGTCAGTGTTCTCACGTCAGTTTAGAGTACCAGCTACTACGCACAACTATGAGTTCTTCAGTACAGCGTTTGAGATCAACGGCCTAGACTTCGACGTAACGCAGAAGTATACTGCTCAGATCTTAGACAACGGTGCGCAGATCGTCACAGGACAGTTTAGAATGACCAAGATCTATCGCTCAGAGAAGACTGGCAAGATAGACTACGAGTGTCTGTTCTTAGGTGAGACCAGATCGTTCGGTTCTATCTTAGGTGACAAGATGATAGTTAACTTAGATTTTGAAGACTACAACCACGTCTTCGATATCAACACAGTTATTGCTAGTTGGCAAGCATACCCAGAAGGTAGTATAACTGATGGCATCTTCGACGGCGATATCATCTACCCACTCGTAGACTTCGGCAACCTTTATACTGATGCAGGTGTCCCTGTCTTAACTGATATGTCAGGCAAGCCATCAGGTGCTGGTGGTTCAGAGCCACACTTTACTGAGAACAACTCAGCTGATTGGTTACCAGCTGATCGCTTCAAGCCTATGATTAGAGCTAAGGTTATTTGGGACAAGATCTTCCAAGAAGCTGGCTTTACATACAGCTCAGAGTTCATCAACTCAGACTTATTCAAACAACTCTACATCAGTGCGTGGGGACCAGAAGCTAACCTAAGAGTTATAGATGATAGTATCGGAACCTTTAGAGCTGAGATGGACGGTAACCAATATGGCTTTGGTTTAGTCGGTATCAATAACTTAATATGGGGTGGACCTGGCTTCAACGAGTCTACTCACATCTACACAGTTCCTACTAGCATCTCAGGTATACCAGTGCCACCAGGTACTGCATTTAGCTTCAACTACTCTATGCAAGGTGCATTCAGCGGTGAAGACTTTGTAGGTGCTGAGATTCAGCCGAGTATCATGAAGAACGGTGTACAGCTAGACTTCGATGTAGAGAGCGTAGGTGGAGGTGCTTCAACTAACTGGTACTTCGCTGGTTCGGTTACCACTAACGTAAACCCTGGCGATCAGATCTACTTAGAAGTTATAGAGTCTGCAGGTGGTGTTGATCAAGGTGTTATCAATAGCGGTGCTCAACTCAGGTGCACCCAGGCTCTTGAGGGTGTCAACATCAACAACCAACTCAAGGATGACTACAAGCAGATCGATTTCATCAAAGATATCATCACTAGGTTTAGACTCGTTATGTCTCCAGACAAAGACAACAGACAGAACTTTATCATCGAGCCTTGGAAAGACTTTATCGCAAGCGGCGACTACTTCGATTGGACTAAGAAGGTAGATCTAAACAAGGACTTTGTAATCGAACCACTCTTCTTTACTCAGACTGAAGAGATAGACTTTACGGATGCAGAAGGCAAAGACTACCTTAATGAGCTTAATGTCAAAGAATTCTCAGAAGTCTTCGGTGCTCTAAAGGTTGATAGCCAAAATGAGTTACTAAAGGGTAAGCGAGAGATCAAGACTACTATGGCACCAACTCCTATTACTCAGATCGATCCAGGTAAGTATGTGCCGGACGGTGATACTTTCATTATACCACAAATGTGGGCTATTGAGCCTGGTAGTAATGAGGATTATCCTATTAACAAAGAGCCTATAAACCCAATAACTAGACTGTTGTTCTACAATGGATTACAGCCAACAGACAATATCACGTGGTACACTACTGATGGTGTAACAGGTACATCACACCTTGACTACCCTATGGTTAGTTTCTACCAAGTGTTTCCTAATACTACTAACAGCCTAAACTTAAACTGGCAAGCTGAGACTGGTTACATAGAACACGGCGCACACCAACCATTGATTAGCCCATCAGTCTATGAGGTATACTGGTCGCAGTACATCGATAGCTTGTACAGTAAGTGGGGTCGTAGAGTTACAGTTTACGTAGAGTTATCATCAGAGGATCTAAGAGAGTTCTCATTCGACGACCTCATCTTTATCAAGGATACGTACTACTACGTTGAGAAGATCTACGATGCACCGATCGGTATGGACTCGTTGGTCAAGGTGGATCTCATCAAGATTGAGAGAGGTATAAGTCTCCAGAACCCAGTTGTACCGCCTACTCCAGATGAAGGTACTCCGTGGAATACTGCACCTGAAAACTATAACGACGAAGACGACTTCTGGCAAATCAGATAACACGTAAACTATATTTAGAGATATGGCTACCGAAAAGGAAATATACATTAGCATCAACGGCACTCAGCAAGCTATCAAAAGCTTAGACGACCTAAACAAGGCAACTAAGCAGCTAGCTGAAGGTTTCGAAGAAGCTGGCGATGCGGCTGACGATGCTGCTAAGAAGACTGAAGAAGCTGGTAAGGAAACTGGCTTCTTACAGGATCGATACGCTGGGTTAAAGGACACCGTAGGCAAACTAAAGGCTGACTTTAAGTTGGCAACCAAAGGCATCAAGACCTTCTTCACTACTGGTACTACGGGTGCGAAGGCACTCAAGATTGCGTTTGCCTCTACTGGTATCGGTCTACTCGTAGTAGCTATCGTTAGCTTAATCGACTACTTCAAAGACACTGAGGAAGGTTCGAGGTACTTACAAGTAGCCTTCGAGTCAGTCGGTGTCATCGTCAACATGCTGATCGACGGTATAGCAAACTTAGGTGGCAAGTTAATAGAGGCCTTTACTAACCCAGTAGAGACCATCAAGAACTTTGCTAACACGCTCAAAGATTTCGTAATCGATAGAGTCAAGCAGATCATCAATGGTATCGGACTACTTGGTACAGCTATCATGAAGGTATTCGAAGGTGACTTTAGCGGTGCAGCTGATGCTGCAGGCGAAGCTCTAAACGAACTGTTTATGGTCGATGAGATTGCTGGTGCTGTCGAAGCTGCTGGTGAAATTATCGTAGATACCTTTAACCAAGTGGCTGATTCAGTCGTAGGTGCAGTTACAGCTGTCAACAATCTAGTTATTGCTCAGCGCGCTCTACGTGACCTACAACAGGAATTAGTAGTAAACAACGCACAGCTGACCAAAGAGCTCGAGGTGAATCAGAAGGTAGCTGAAGATACTACACTAGCATATGATGAGAGAGCAGCTGCACTCGAGAAGGTCAACGAGGCTAACATAGCACTCGCAAAGAACGCAGCTGATCTAGCTGCAGCCGAAGAGTCAGCGTTGAGACAAGAACTTGCTTTAGCAGACTCATACGAAGCTAGAGAAGAGTTAGAGACTCAGTTAGCAGAAGCAGTAGCCACACGTATCGAGACTGAGACTGCCTTAGAGGTCAAGAAACAAGAGGCAGCTAAGCTGTCTAGAGAACTTGAGCAAGAGGAACTAGATCGTCAGAGAAGCATCGCAGACACGCTCGAGCAGTTGAGGAATGAAACTATACAAGATGAGGAAGAAGCTGCGAGGAAAGGCTTAGAATTAGCTGAGAGACAGACTCTACAAGAGTTAGAACAGCTAAGAGCCACTGAAGAGGAGAAGGAAGCAGTACGTGAGCAGTTTAGAATACTGAGAGAGCAGCAAGATGCTGAGTTCGCTGCTAAACGTAAGGAAGCAAAAGACAAGGAGGATCAAGAAGACAAAGATAGGTTACAAGCAGATCTAGATCTAGAGAAAGAGGTACAACTAAAGAAGTTAGAGTTAACTGCTGCTGCTTTCGGTGCTCTAGGTGCCCTAGCACAAGCTTTCGCCTCAGAGGATGAAGCTAGAGCTGAGAAGAACTTTAAGATACAGAAGGCATTGAGCTTGGCACAGGCCACTGTAGCTGGTACTGAAGCCGTGCTCAACGCATACAATACTGCGCAAAAGTCACCGATCACTACATTGTTTCCAGCATATCCAATTGTACAAGCTGGTCTAGCAGGTGCATTCGCTGCTGCACAGATAGCCACCATCGCACGATCTAAGTTTAAGGGTGGCAATCCATCGCCAAGTGCAGACGGTGCTGGTGGTGGAGCTCCTGCATACGATCCTACAGCAGCCATCAACCAAAGAAACGATCAGCTAACAGGATTACAAGATCCAGGAGCTTCAGTTACTCCTGGTGGAACAGATCAACAACCAATCAGAGCATACGTCATAGCAACTGAGGTCACCTCAGCTCAAGAGGCAAATGCACAAATAGATAACTTATCAACATTATGAGTGAAAAGATAGACAAGATAGTAGAACTAGGTATCGATATCGATGACATGGACCAAGACATGTTTGAAGAACTCGGTGTAGATGTTATATCCCTAGTAGAAAACCCAGCTATAGAAGTTGACTTCTTAGCATTTAAGAACCAAGAGTTTGTAGAACCTACAGCAGGTGAGACTGAGGATGAGTTTATAGGTCGTTGCATGAGCGAGCTTGACGCAGAGTTTCCAGATGCTGAGCAAAGACTAGCAGTTTGTTACCAATATTGGGAAGGTGAGGAAGAACTCGGTAAGAAAAAGAAGAAGAAGAACCAATATGCAACAGAAGAAGAACAAGAAGCCATCTTGGCTTTTGCACGACAAGCAGGAGACCCCATTATGGCAGAAGATACTATATTGGATCTTAGTGGTGCTGAGTTTAATACAGTTACTGATGTGCTCGACGCCATCAAAGGGCTCGACATCCTTAATAGACTCACGATCAAGAAAGGAGAGCCTGCCGAGACCCGTTACATGTATTCAGGTCCTAGAGCTGAGAGAAAGTTCTGTAGAGCAATGCAAAGACTCAACAAGCTGTTTACTAGGCAGGAGATCGCTGAGATGATGAACATCAACCGTGACTTTGGTCATGACAATGCAGCATACTCAAAGTGGTCATTTAAAGGAGGACCTAACTGTAAGCATTTCTGGAGTGAGGTCGCAGTCTTTAAAGGCACTGATGGTCGTAAAGTAATCATCAACAAAGGACCAGCATCTGGACGTGCTGGTATAGCTCCATACGATCAGCCTAAGCACGGATACTACTCTCAAACATTTGCACTAGACGAGGATAAGAGAATTGCAGTGGGACCTATTATGATACCGAACAAAATGATCTTACGTCGCGATGAAGAAGGTAACGCATATTACGTTTATTTTACCAAGAAGACCATTGCTAAGATGGCTGAGAAGTTTCTTGCAAATTCGAAGCATAACAATACCGACATCGAGCACGACGGTAACGTCAAGACAGAGAATACTCTACTTGAATCTTGGATCACTGCAGATATGGTTAGGGATAAAGCTGCCACTTACGGATTTGCAGTTCCTCCTGGCACGTGGATGGCCTCATACAAAATCAACTCAGATGCCGACTGGCAAGCTATCAAGGAAGGGAACATTCGAGGTTTTTCACTCGCAGGCAACTTCCTTGAAAGATTTAAGCCACAGCCTGAACTAACTCAGGACGATGAGCGCTTAGATGAAATAAAGAAGATACTACGCAATGTTCAGTGATGAGAATGTAAACGTAATCAACTTAGGTGCCTTAGGCACAGTTGTACTAGATCTAGAGACTACGCTAACTGTATTGACTCTACTAACAGCTATCATACTAAACATAGCTAAGATATACAAGAACGTCAAGGAGGCTACAAAAGTGTCAGATGACACAAAATAATATATAATACTGCAATAACGCAAATAATTTCTAATACTATGAACGCAAACGAAGCAATTAACAAAATCAAGTTGATGCTAGGGCTTAACGAGGAGACTACTCCTGCTATTCCTGAGCCAACTGTTGAGAATGTTGAATTAGCTGAAGCTACTCTAGTTGACGGAACTGTTGTCAGAGTTGACGGCGAGTTTGAAGTTGGTAAAGCACTAGTTGTTGTCACCGAAGAAGGTGATGTACCAGCCCCAGACGGAGCCCATGAAACTACTGATGGCTACATCGTAACTACCGAAGGTGGTGTTATTGTATCAATTGAAGAGAAGGCTGCTGAAGAAGCACCTGCTGAAGAGGAAGTTGTTGTCGAAGAGGCATCAGCTGAATTCTCTGAAGATTTCGTAAACTCTATTGTTGATACTTTAAAGCCAGCTCTCGAGCAAATCGATGCACTCCGCAACGAAATCGCTAGCTTGAAGTCAGAATTCAACGCATTCTCTGAGGCGCCAGCCACTAAGAAAATAACAAACAATCTCGCTGACTACAAAGCAAGCGCGGCTACACAGCATGAAGCACGCTTTAACGCACTCAAGCAGATTAGAAGAAATTCACTAAACAAATAATTTAAATTATGGCTTACGATTTAACAGGTCTATCAGCTTATACAGATGAGTTGTCATTTGAACTTATCTCTAAAGTTGTTTTACAAACAGATCTCGCTCAGTACGTTAATGTACGTGCAGGTCTTAAGGGCACCAACGTCAAGATTCCACTCTTGTCAGGTGACTTCGTTACCGCAGACGGTTTAACTTGCGGATTCGATGGTACTGGTAATAGCACCGACATCACTCAGGTTGATATGGAGCTCGTATCTAAGAAGTACAACCAAGCTCTATGCCCAACTTCTCTACAGGAGTACTTTATGGGTCAAGCACTTGCTGCAGGTCAAATGGCTGGCAACGAGTCTATTCCTTACGAAGAGATGACTGCTAACTACTTTGTTGAGCGTCTAACCAAGTGGAACGAGGATTTCCTCACACAAGGTGACGGTGCTGTCAACGGTCTAGAAGGTATCGTCCAAGCTGCTAACGGTGCTGCTACGCAGACTTCTGTTACTCCAGCTGCTTGGGTTTCTGGGAATGCAATTGCACAAGCTCAGTCTCTATACGAAGCACTTCCAGAGAAGTCAATCAACAGAGACGACCTTATCATGGTTGTTTCACCAGCTTACAAGAGATCACTAGCTCTCGCTATCACTCAGCAGAACTACTTCCACATCTCTCCATCTGACGAGATCTTCGTTCCAGGTACTAACGTACGTGTTGTTGAGAACTCAGGTCTTTCTGGTAGAGACTACGCTATGGTAGGTCCAGCATCTATGATCATCATGGGTACTGACTTAACTGGTGACTTCGAGCAGTTCAAGCTATTCTACTCTGAGTCTAACGACGAAGTTAGAGCTATCATGAGATGGAAAGTAGGTATCGCTGTAACTGAGGTTGACGCTTTCGCTGAGAACACACTATAATAAACCAACAAAAATATAACATTTAACTATGCCTTGTGAAATTACATCAGGAATAAGCTTAGATTGCCGTGATAACGCAGGTGGTATCGAGTATGCTTACATACTAGACGCTACTGGTTCTGCTATCACTGTAACTGAAGCTGCTGGCGTAGTAAGTGCGATTGATGTTGGTGGAACACCGATCAATGGTCTATCAGATGATATGTTCTTGTTCGATCAAGTTCGTCAAACAGCGAGCATGACTGAAACAGGCACATTCTCTGATGAGAACGGTACAGTGTTCTTTAGCAACGTTGTAACTCTAGTCTTTAACAAGCTAGAAGCAACCAAGCTACAACAGCTAACGCTACTTGCTCAAAACGCTAAATTATTGGTTATCGTTAAAGATAACAACGGAAAGTTTTGGATGGTCGGAAATGAAAGAGGAGCTGTTGCTACTTCTTCTACCGCCGAGTCTGGAACTGCTTTCGGAGATAGAAATGGATTCTCAATCGAGTTGACAGGTCTAGCACCCGACGCCATGTTCGAAGTTACGGTACCTGAAATAGCGTAACATCGAATCTATACATACATAAGCGCTAAGAGGGGACTTCGGTCCCCTCTTTTCGTATACAAAAAGCACGATAAATATATCTAATTCTATAAACAAACAAGTAATCGCATGGTTTTCGATTTTAGTCAATCTTTGACTGCACTTATCTATGTTGACGGTGAGTTAGCATCATATCCATCATATAATCTTGTGTTCGAGAGCATGTACAACAACAAAGTACTGTTTAACTCAAGTTTACCTATAGAATTAACAAGAGGTGTAGGTTCATCTCGTTACTCTATGTTTAGATACAATATCGATAGTAGAGATTATCCTGGTATCGACACTAACGACATTAACGGCTACTACAAAGCCAAGTTCTATGGATCAGGTATAGGTGGACCAGATATTCTACTAGCTGAGTATCCTGCTAAGATTAAGAATCAGTTTACTGAGAACTACCCACAACAGTATCAGTCTGACAACGAAGACAACGAACAATACGTATACTATAGATCATGAAATTATTCAATGCTGTAAAGTTTGAGGCTATTCCTTTGCCTACATTTAAGGAGGTAAGAGGTAAAGATTGGATCGCATACGGCGAAGACAATCTATGGCCTCAAAAGATGATTGAGTTGTATCAGTCATCAGCTATGCACAACACAGCTATCAAAGCTAAAAAAGATGGAGTTTGCGGGGAAGGCATCATCGCTTATGGTGAAGACATCGTTAACACTCAAAACGAGACGCTAAACGAAGTATTCGCGAAAGCAACTGTAGACTATCTACTATTCGGCGGTTTCTCGCTGAACGTCATTTGGAACAGAGCAGGGGACAAGATTGCGGAGATCTACCACTTACCATTCGATAAAGTGCGCTCTGGTAAACAAGATGAAGATGACGAAGTTACACACTACTATTTTTCAAGTAACTGGGCTAACACAAGAAAGTACAAGCCAGTAGAGTACCCTAAGTACAATCCTACAGATAACAGAAGAGACAACGCGTCGCAGATTTACTACTGTTACGAGTATTCACCTGGTAATGATGTCTACCCTCTTCCATCCTACATGGGTGCAGTCAATGACATAGAGCTTGACTCTCGCATCTCTGTATTTCACAACGCTAAC